AAAACATCGTAAATCACGATGTTAATTTACAGAAAATTTATTATTCGAACTGTAAATCATCTTCAAAAACCCAGTTGCAAGCTTGCTCAACTAAGTAAGGACCTTCTTGATCACAACCATTTTCTAAACCAAAAATTAAAAAATTTATTTGATCTTTTGTTAAATGCATAGATTTTAAAGAATCAAATGGAAGTTTATCTTCAATATTTTTTTCTATTTTCATATCTAAAGTATGCTTTTCCCAAACATAGTCAATATAATACTCTAACTCTAAACGCCTTTCTGCAAAGCACCAGCAAAGAACGCGTAGAGAATAAAGTTTTGCTAACACTAATCGCCAAGATTGCGCTTTCATATTATACATTAAATTTGAGAATAATTTATCAAAATTTGGTTTAAAAACAAACATCTGCTCAGAACCATGCCAAGTAAATCCTAAATTCATAAATTTAACTTGAAAAATTGTAGCAGGAGGGGGAAATTCATCTGTAACAACAAAAGAGACATCTAGGGCATTTTCAACATATTTATTCCAAATAGGTCTATCTACCGTTAAATTATCATCGCCTATTACTTTAGCAGGAGTGGTTTCATAAATAGAGACCACTTCCTCCGTGCTTTGACAATGACAAGCAACGTTATACAACATAACTAAAGTTTTGGCCTGAGTATTATCAGTTAAAGTATTATTACCACCAGTGGGATTACCACCAATTGTAATTCCTAACCAGCCAAAAACATCTACTACATAAGAGTAAACTACATTTGTATAATACCATTCTTTAGCAGAAGAAACACCCTCAATTGCATCATTACGACATTTATACATAATTTCGAAAACTTGTGGTGAAATACAAGCTTCCATTTGAGAGACATCAAAACCTCTAAAGTTTTCATCTTCTTGCGAAGCTAAAAACAAATACATATGATGCCAATTACCATGAAAAATAGATGAGCCAACAGCCGACCAATGTGTAGTATCGCAAATTTTAAGCAATCTATCATTTTGATCTCCGTAAAGCATCAATCC